CAAATAATAAAGCAAATGCTTTACCCTTTGCATCGGCTAACTCATTTAATACTCCATCTTCTGTATCTAACTGTTCTCCAAGCGCATCAATAGCAAATTGCTCTGGAATAGTCGCAATAGATAGCGTTCCATCGTAACCTTGGTTATTACTTGCTGCATAATAAAGCATGTCATCTGCATAGAACTCAATTAAATCACCACGTGGTTCAAAAGTCAGTTCAACTCCACCAGGTAATGGAATTGGTGTACCAAATTTCACTAAAAATTCTTGAATATCAATTGGGACATAATGTACATTCTTCAAACCAAATGTGACTTTATTTTCTTTACTCATTTATATCAACCTCGTTTCATATGTTTTTTGATACATTTTTTCTGATTCAATAAAAGCCTCAAATGATTCATAAGGTATCTCATGATCATCTAAGGCTTGTTCTAATTTGGATTCGGCAACCAAATCCTTTTTTATTGTATAAAGCTCAATAGTTACATCGTTTATCTTGTGATGTACTTTGTTATCAGCAATCATGTTTGGTGATCCATCCACAAGATAACAAATATACGGTGGCTTAGGCACAGGCTTACCTGGTGTTGCTGTGAAATGCGAATAAGCCACAGGATAACCTGTAGCATCAAGGATTTTCTTTAATTCAATTAAATTCATTGTTAAACCGACCTTTCAATTCGCTTTGGTAATTCGTCAGTTACATACTCTTCAACTGGACGAATATGCACTTTTGCTGGAACGCGGCCACCGCCAACTTTTGCATGTCCTTTTTCTAAAAGGTGTGTTAGTTGTCCTTTGGTATTATGAAGAACAACTCCCTTACCTTCTTTTTTCTTGCGCCAACCTTTACGATAGCCACCTGTTTTTTTAGGACTCTTTTGCTTCAATTTATCTACAGCGATATCTGCTACTTCATCAATTTCATTTTCTAATTTTTCTTCCACAACATTCGCATACCTTTGTAGTTCTCTAGTAATTTCACTAGCAAAATCATTAATACTAGCCACCAATGTCCACCTCACAATACAACTCGATTTTTTCATCATCTCTTTCGTATGTGCGGTAAATGTTATATGTTTTTTCACCATATTTAACTTTCACTTCTTCTTGATAATCAAACAAATGGATGATTAATACACAGCTAGATTTAATTCCATTCTGCCCTGCTTGGAAAAATTCTGATTGTGGAACAGACTTCTTTCTACAGAAGACTCGTCTAATAAATAATTCGACTTGTTCTATTTGTCCTAAGTCATCTCCCACCGTTTTAAACTCTGGAAAAAATAAGATATCGTTCATTTATAATCACCCGCTAATGTTAGGTGGTTTTTTAGCATGCTGTAAAATGATTGGAATCGTTCAGCTTCCTTTGCATCTGGAATAAAGTTAGCTTTTACATACGTAATAATTGCTCGTTTAATTAACGGATCCTTATCATCATTTGCCTTAGTAGTAGAAACACCTGACAATATTAAATCAGAACGAGCTGCTTCGATTAAATCTTCAATTTCATCATTAAGGGCATCATGAGAGACACGTAAAGCTCTCTTAACGTCTATAAGGATCATGGTTATTCACCAGTGTGATTGATTTCTTGTAAGGCTTCAAGTGCTGCTTCCTTACCTTTAACTTTCTCACCGTTAGGAAGTTCGTAATATCCGCCACCAACGTGAACGATATCAGTTACATCTGGTTCATATCCTACAATTGGTTCTTTATCTAGAAAACCTTCTTCTTGTAAGAATTCAATTCTTTCTAAATCACCCGTTTTATATGAATCTCCAACACTATAATGAATATCGGAAAATTTATCACGGAACGCTGTTACTACGGCATATTCTTTTACTGTTTTATCACTCATTTGTGATACCTCCTTTTTTTATAAAGAAAAGCAGCTATTAAACAGTAGCTGCTTTCTTAACACGTAAAAATCCATTTTTAGAAACAACGTTACCACCTGCAAATACAACACCTTTATGAGCAATCATACTTTGTTTGAATTTGAAGTCTGTAGAACGTTGAACATCCATATCAGAGAAAATAGTAAGTTGGTAATTTGATAGTGGGCCATAAGCCATACTATATTGTCCAACAGTTGTTTTAGCGTCAGTTACAGCTTTACAAGCACTATTAATGATGAATGGTACTCCATCAATTGTTCCAGAGTTCCCATTAGAAACTACATTGTATATCTTTTTACCATCAGCTGTACGAAGTTTAGCAAATGCTTTTAAATCTTTTTTATTCAGGATTAATACAGCTGCATCTTCAACATCCTCATCTCCACCATAGCTGTAGATAATTTCATCTAATGTAGCTGCATCGATTGCCGAAATAGGTAAATCAGTAGCTGCATCGATCGCAGTTGCAGTAGCAGAGAAAATACCTGAAAGACGATTTGTAGCACCTGTACCGACTAAAATTTCACGAGAAAGTTTCTTACGTGTAGATACAGTAATACCTTTCATTACTTCCCCGTCATAATCAGCAGCCGGCAATTTTAGAAGCTCTTCAGTTTCCTCTGAATAAGCAGTAATTTTTGCTTTTGTGATATCTGCATATCCAAAAGTTGTTTCTGCAGTAGTGTAATCACTACCTTCAGTTGTGTAATCACCTTCTCCATAGCTTTTAATGTATGGTTGTTGATAGCTTTCTCCACCTTTTAATGTTTTAGAAGAAACGCGATCAATAAGAGTGGATACTTCATTAAAAGTAGGACGAATATCTGAAGCTGTATGTTTTGGAAGGACTACTGTGCCACTACCAACCGTTACAGCACGATTTTCCATCAATGCTTGCCCACGCTTTTCTGATGCTTCTAACTCCACATCTTGTTGCTGTGGTTCATTGTTAAACGTTTCAACTACTGTACGTTTTTCTGGCTCAGCATTGTTATTAATAACTTCAGCTTCTTTCAGTAAACGCTGACGAGTTTCAATTCTTGTTTGTTCTTCGCTTAGTTCGCGTAATTCAGTTTCTAATGCTACTAAATCAACTTCTCCAGTACCTTCTAATGCTGTGCGGATTTCCGCTTTACGTTGTAAAATTTCTTGTAAACGATTCATATATCATTCTCCTCTATAAGTAAGTTTTTAAGATTAGTTTTTTACGTAATTCTTCTTTCTGTTTTCTTTCTTCATGATGTTTATATGGATCGTAACCCCTCGCGCTAACTTCCGAATCAGGATAAGCGGGAAAGGCAACTGCGCTAACCTCTAATAACTTAGCTTTAGTTACTGTTCGTAACATTAAGTCATCGTCAGGCTCATCTATTTCCTCAGTGATCATACTAAAAACAAAGCTAACACCATCAACATCGCCACGCTTAATCGTTTCATACGTGTCATTTCCAAGTGTTGTTTTTGGTAATGTCAATTCAAACCTTAATCCAATGGAGTCCTCTGCTAATTGCAAAGTGTTGTTCTTTGTTCTACCCAATACTTTAGAAGTGTCATGCGCCCACAAGAAACGTTGGTCATCTTTTTGCAATGATTCTAAGAATGCACCTTGTCGGAATTGCTCGCGGAATTTTCGATAATAACCCATAACTACTGAATTCTTTTCCCACTTCACAGCGTATCCGGATAGCATTTTATTACCGTGTTCATCTTCTCTAATTTCCATTGTTTGCGTTATTAGTTCCCTTTGTTCCGTTTTGTTCATTATTCTCACCTCCTTCACCAGTAACGTTTCCTTCTTTAACTAAAGCTGTATCCAATCTTCTTATCGGTTTAGACCCACCCTCAATCGGACCAAGCGAAAGAATTGACCGCCATTCATTTGGTGTCATAGCTCCTCTATCAACCATTTGAACAAGATTCATCTTCGTACTCATTGAAGCGTATTGAAGAGCAGAAGATTCAAAGATAATTTTGTTACCAAAACCTCTTTCTCGACGTGAAAAAAGCTTCCTGGTATATTCTCCAGCAAGCTGCATCGCAAAAACCTCTATCTCTGACTCGTAGTAAGCATTCCACTCATCTTCGTTATATTTACTTTGAATTATATTTTCGTTTGTGTTAAAGAAATTATAGATGCGTTGAATAGTTTCTTGCATCTGCTTTGAATCTGGTACAAACGCTTCGGGTTTCACTTGTTCTAAATCATAACGTGGATCAGAAGAAGCTGCACCACCATCGTTTGCAATATTTAAATAGTTATTAACGAAGTTTTTAACCTGATTATCAATGTCTTCTTGTTTTAATACCGATTTAAATTTAAGAATCCATTTTACTACTGCACTATTCTTAATCGCTTTAACTATACCTTGATCTGTAGTTGTAACAATCTCCATTAACTGCGCTAATGCCTTGCCTGGATGTTCGCCAAAGAAGTCATTATCATTAAAATCTTTTCGCAAATGAATTACATCTGTATAAGGTATCGTCATTTGCTTTCCATTTTTAAAATAGAACTTTAAAAAGATATCTCCTTGTGCCCCTTCAACAACTTCTACTGTTGTACATGGAATAGGATATATCTCAGTTGCGTATCCGATATCATCACGCTTAATATAAGCGAATGCATTGTGATTCAGTTCCAATTGAACAGCCATTTTTTCTTGGAACATTTGTCCCGTCATTAATGGGTTTGGCTCTTCCAACAAAAACTTCATATAAGGCTCTGGATTAACCTTAAATTCAGTAGTGTTATCTCGAATATGCTTAGCTATGAGTTTACCAACCGCTTTCGCTTTAGGTCGTATGCAAGCTCGAATAATATCACTCTGATATATGTCACCGTTCCAAGCAAAAAAGCCTCCGCCATTATCGTTTATCATTTCAAAACGAGTTGTAGTTGGGGCTTGTTTCTTTCCAAATATCTTATCGAATAATCCCAATATCTCACCTCCTTCTTAAATCATATTGAGATAATCATTTCTCTTTTCTTGAAGGATTACATAAGCGTTTAGAAGCGCCGCTGTTCCATCGATACGACGTCTTTGGTTCTTTGTTTTATTTGGCTGTATATTTAAGTTCTTATCAATATCAATCGCAGTATTTGAAAGACAATATTTGTCCAACGGATTATTGTTATAGTTAATTAATTTTGATTCTAAGTCTGCAGCTAAAAGTTTCATCGGGCTTGACAACGTTTGTTTTCCTTGCGCAACTGGAATCATAGCTTCCTTCCCGAAATAACCTTGCATCTCCTCAACCCAGTAATTTGCACTCCATTTATCATAGCCTATCCAAGGCAGATAAATGCCATGTTCATCACGAATTTCTAAGAACCATTTTGTTACATATTTATAATGAACTGAATTACCAGGAGTTGTTCTAAGTAAACCTAATTCATGCCAACGGTTATACGGTATTTTATCTTCTGCACTCCGTTTCTCTAATAAATCTTCTGGAAGCCAATACATCTGTTTAACATATATGTGAGGATCATCAGGAACCATGAAAATAACCTTCGCTGCTGTTAAATCAGTTGTCGAAGACAAATCACAACCACCAATTCCATAGGATGGTTTTAA